GATAGTAACTGTGCTAGTTGCTGGAGGGATACCTTGAACGATTTAAGAAAAGTTTACGAAACTCAACAGGATGCATAACTGGAATGAACAAGATCTATTTCTTTTTTTAAAAGAGAATATCTACAAAGATTTGGTTAAATCTAAAAATCAAATGAGTCGATGGGATTGCTACTCACCACAATTCAAACACAGAATAGAATTGAAGTGTAGAACAACACACTACGATAATATGCTTTTAGAAAAAAAGAAGTATGATGCTATGATATCAGAATGTGAAAAGCATTTAGATATACCAGTTTATATTAATTCTACTCCAAGAGGTGTTTACTTTTGGAATTTATTAAAGATAAACCCTGATTGGGAAACTAATCACAAAAACCCAGCTTCAACACACTTTAGTTTACGCTATAAAGTATCTAAAGAAGTAACTTATTTAAAAATACAACCTGAAAACATTTTAAAAGAAATATGAATATAATACAACTAGAATATTTAAAGTCAATTATCTTAGGGCAACTACTATTAGAAGCTAACGATAATTTAAAAACAACTACACAATATAGACAAAGTTTAAAAAATAGAATTAATAGTTTAAACAAGGACTTAGAGCATATTGTAAGTGAAGAATATGTTAAGATGCATAAGTCAGAACCTGAAATGCTTTTAAACATAGAAAGAAAAATAGAAAGTTTAGTACACAAACTAGCAACTAAAACTATTGATGAATTAGTAATGTTAGAAGCTATTATAGAAAAGTACGAAACTAACAAAGAATGGTTTTTAGAATACGCTGAATCTGAATTTTTAAAAATAGAATAATGGCAACAGTAGACACAAGAGCAACCCAGTTACATTACGAAAATAACAAAGGTTATGATGTAATAGATTTTATAAAAGATTATAACTTAAATTTCAATAGGGGTAATGTAGTTAAATACCTAGCAAGAGCTGGTAAAAAAGATAACGAACTACAAGATTTAAGAAAAGCTTTAGATTACTTAGAAAGGGAAATAGATCACTACGAAAAGTTACAAGCTGAATGGATTGAATCAATTAAATAATTAAGGGAAGCTAAGTGCTTCCTTTTTTTTTGTTAAATATTTGTTAAGAAGTTTTTTTATTCAAACATAAGTTTTATATTTGCTTATAATTTAAAAACAAACACTATGAACAAACAAGAAATTATTTTAAAACTACAGGAATTATTATCTGTATCACAAACAAGGGAAGATATTTACTTTACAGTTTATTTAACAGATGTTATAGACGCTTTAAAGCAAGAATTTGACTTAAGTGATATGTATGCACAAGAAATTAGAAACGCTTTGCACATTGACGAAACATTAGAACTATTAAATAACATTAAAATAAGATAATATGATAACTACATTTGACGGAAAACATTGGGATAAACAAGAAATATTAGATAATATGTATGATGATAGTTTTTACTATAGTTACTTAGGGCAAAACGCTTTAAGTAGTTCAAGTATTAAAACTTTGTTATCTTCACCTAAAACTTATTACTTTACAACTAAATACGGTTCAGGCGAAACACAAGCTTTAAGAGATGGTAAACTATTCCACACAATGGTATTAGAGCCAAACAAATTAAATGATATGATATTTGTAGAAGCTGCAACTAAAGCAAGTAAAGAATACAAACTAGCTAAAGAAACAGGTAAAGAGGTTTACACCAATACAGAGTTAAAAGCTGCTGAAAGATTAGTAGATGCTTTATTTAGAAACGAAGCAGTAAAAGAATACTTAATAAAAGCAGAATTTGAAGTACCACAAATAGCTATGATAGATGGAATACCAATTAGAGCAAAAGCAGATATAATACAAGGTAATACTATTATAGATTTAAAAACTACTACAGGTATAAAAGATTTTAGGTACAGTGCTGACAAATATAGTTATGATTTACAAGCGTGGTTATATAGAAAAATGTTTAATGTAGATAACTTTATATTTATTGCAATAGATAAAGGTAGTTTAGATATAGCCATATTTGAATGTAGTGATGAATTTTACGCTAGAGGTGAAGAAAAGTTTAAGCAAGGTATTAGCAACTATAAATACTTCTTTCAAACTGAAGGAGTAGACCTGGACCAATATGTACTAAGAGGAATATTATAATGGATAAAGAAAGAATAGAAGAACACTTTAAAATAGCTTTGTATGAACTTGAAAACGGATCTACAATAGATGAACTAAGAGAAATTATTACAGAATATGAAGCTGTAGAAGATTACGAAGTTTGTGCTGGTATTTACAGAGCTATTGAAATGGTGTCTTTTATAACTTTAACTGTATTTGCAAAACAATTAGGAAGTAAAATAAGATTAAGATTTAAGAAATGATTAAAGAAGAAATAAAAACTAAGATATTAAATACAATACAAAAAGTAACAGGAGTAGATATAACAACTAAAACAAGAAAGTATGAGTTTATAGAAGCTAGAATGATCTACTATAAACTATTAAGAGATAGAGGTTATTCTTTACAAGAGATAGGAGATACACTAGATAAAAACCACGCTACAGTATTACACGGAATTAATGTATTTAACGATATTAAAGATTACGATAAAGATTTAATGGAAAAGTATAGTGCAGCAATACAATTACTAGCAGGAGAAAAGATAAGTAAATATGTAACTACTGAAGAACTAACTGTAGGTTTTGGTAATTGGTTACTTATGCTAGGAAAAGAATTACCAGTAACATTAGAAGTATACCAACAATTTAAAAAAGAAGCAGGATATGAATAAACAAAATATTTACGATGTAATAGATATACTATATAAACAACCTAAGTGCTACCTTTGGGACAAACAATATAACCAATGGGAAGAAGATGACTTTAAATGTTTACAAACTATAGTAGATAATACTTACGATGGTAAGATAAAAACTAAGAAAAGAAAAACAATTACAATACTATCACCAGAAAAAGAGTTTTATACATTTGCTACCTATAAAGAAGCAGCTACCTTTTTAAAAGTTAAACTACCTGTAATATCTATAGCAGTAAAGAAAGGATATAATATTAACGGACACAAAATAGTTTAAGATATGAATAAAAAACAAGAAGAAATATTTGTAGAGGTTTGCTCCTGGAGTATAATAATAACAATAGTAGTAATGTTAATTAATGAAATAATATGAAAGAAAAACAAAAGCAATCAGAGTTAAAAAGAATAAAAAGAGTAATAAACTTTTACTACAGTAGAGGATGTAATAAAGAATCAGTAAACGATTTATATAGAAAGATACTTGCTTCTAAATTTAACAATAAATAAAACTTATTATTTTTAAATAAACAATAGTTGATTTTTATTGATATGGAAAAGATAGATAAAAGAAAGTTCAATGGTGGTAACAGCACTAAGTCAAATGGAGCTGATAAAAGAAAGAATGAATATCGTAGCGCTTTAGAACAAGCTGCAACTGTAGAAGATGTAATATCAGTTATTAAAATGGTACATTCTAAAGCAGTAACTAAGCAAGATATAAAAGCAGCACAATTATTCTTAGAATACTATTTAGGAAAACCAAATCAAAGTATTGATATTAACTCTAGCGAAGGATTTAATATTGACTTTAGAAATCTATTTACTTTTAATGATTCAAATAAATAACAAGTATCGAGTTATTGGTGAAGCCGATAGTAGATATTTTGTAGTTACAGGTGGTAGAGGATCTGGTAAATCTTACTCAGTGAATCTACTACTAACTATGCTTACTTATGAAGCAGGACACACAATACTATTTACAAGATATACTTTAACATCTGCTTATATTTCTATTATACCTGAGTTTATAGATAAGATAGATACTTTAGGTTTAAACAACGACTTCCATATAACGAAAGAAGAAATAGTAAACCTAAGAACAGGTAGCAAGATATTATTTAAAGGAATTAAAACAAGTAGTGGAGATCAAACAGCTAACCTTAAATCTTTACAAGGTGTTACTACTTGGGTATTAGATGAAGCAGAAGAATTAGTAGATGAAGATACTTTCGATAAGATAGATTTGTCTATTAGAAGTAAAGAGAAACAGAATAGAGTTATCTTAATACTTAACCCAACTACAAAAGAGCATTGGATATATAAACGCTTCTTTGAAAGTAAAGGAGTGCAAGAAGGTAGTAATACAACTAAACTAGATACTACTTACATACACACAACTTACTTAGATAACTTAGATAATCTTTCGGAATCTTTTATAACTCAAATAGAAGATATAAAGAAACGCAGACCTGAAAAGTTTAAACATCAAATCGAGGGTGGCTGGTTACAAAAAGCAGATGGTGTTATCTTTAATAATTGGAGCATCGGTAAGTACGAACACGTAGGTAAAACTGTATGGGGCCAAGATTTCGGATTTTCATCAGATCCGTCAACTTTGGTGGAATGCAATATAGACGTTTCTAACAAACGAATTTATATTAATGAATGCTTTTACTTACCTAACCTTACAACATCGCAGATATTCAATTTAAATAAGCAATACGTTAACGATGGACTTATAATAGCAGATTCAGCAGAACCAAGATTAATAACTGAGTTAGCACAATCAGGTTTAAATATTACTCCTGCAATTAAAGGACCAGGATCTGTTACTTATGGAATTAGTTTACTACAAGATTATGATTTAATAGTAACGCCGGAATCTGTTAACTTAATTAAAGAGTTAAATAACTATGTTTGGTTAGAAAAGAAATCTAATACTCCTATCGATAATCACAATCACTTACTTGATGCTTTACGATATGCTGTTAGTTATCAGTTAGAGAATAAGCACAAAGGTAACTATTACGTTTACTAGTATGACTTATGGAGAAATAATAGCAGTTATACAATGCTACATACATCATAGTACAGGAAAAGAAGTACAAATCAATTTACCTAGAACTGTAGGTGAGATTAAGAAGATGAAAGCTATGTATCAAGTAGCTATCCAAATGTTAAAGTTTTGTTAAAGAAATGTTAAAGTTTTTTTTGGTTTAAATATTGTATATATATTTACACCATAATTAAAAACACAAACTATGAAAACATTTATTAAATTCTTTTTACAAAACAAAAGACCACAGCTTACATTTGCTTATTTAGTTTTAATCTATGTAATAATTCAAATAGCAAGAATATGATAACATTTTATAGAGACCCTACAGAAGAACACGAAATGATTTACGATCCAAGTAATGAAGATAGATTTTGGAATAACCAAGACAACGAATCAGATGCTGCTAAGTATTATGTTAAAGAACTAGAAGCTAAAATATCTAGCACTAGAAAAGAACTAACTAAGCTTAGAGATTATTTTAAAACAACCGATCAAATACTATTGACAAATGAAATTGAGGGAATACTTAAAGGACTACGATAAAAGAATGGAAGCTTTTAAATGGTGTGTAGAAAATGGTATTACAATATATCCTATCTGCTTACAAGATTTTTATATGCAAGGCAAAAGAAAGATTAACAAAGTAAAGATAGAAATAAATATAAACGGAAGCAAGATACAAGGTAAACAAATATATAAACAAGACCAAGAGTTAAACGATAAAATAAGCGAACTATATTTGCATTATAAAGAAAGAGTTTCATAATTAGTTAGATTAAATTTTGTTTGGTTAGGGTAGTCAGAAATGGCTACCTTTTTTATTTTAAATGCTTCGCATTTTTACTTTATACAATTAACTTAAATAGTTATTTTTAAAATAAAAATGAAAGTAGAAATTAATGTACCTGAAAATCTATCTGAAGTAAGATTAGAGCAATACCAAAAGTATGTTAAACTTATTACTGACAATGAAGTTTCTGATTTTGTAAATCAAAAGACACTAGAGATATTTTGTAACTTACCTTTAACAGATGTTATTAAAATTAGTTATAACTCAGTTGATGAAATACTAAAACACTTAAACACTTTATTTACTAAAAAATACTTTCTTAAACCTACATTTGAATTGTACGGAAAAGAGTTTGGGTTTATACCTAAATTAGAAGATATTACTTTTGGTGAATATATAGATTTAGATACTTACTTAAAAGATACTTCTACTTGGCACAAAGCACTAGCTGTATTATACAGACCAGTTAAAAAGAAGATAAAGAATATGTATCTTATAGAAGATTACAACGGCTCGGAGCAATATGCTGAAGTAATGAAAGATGCACCTGTAGATATTATGTTAGGTGCTATGGTTTTTTTTTACACTTTAGGCAGCGAATTACTGAACGATACGATGGATTATTTACAAGCTCAGAAGCTGGAACGATTGGAGATTACTCAAGGGAGCAACAGTTCGCAAATAAATATGGATGGTATCAATCAATCTATGGAATCGCTAAAGGAGATCTCACAAAGTTTGATATGGTCACCAAGCTTTCATTACACCAGTGTTTAACTTGGCTAACATTTGAAAAAGAAAAAAACGAAATAGAAATAGCAAACATAAAAAGAAATGGTATATAATTTAATACAAACAATTAAGAATGCTTTATTAGCAGAACCTTTTTGCAATACAGTAACTGAAGGAGATATATTCGAAGTTGATTTAAACAAACGAACTATATTTCCTTTAACACATATAATGATTAACTCATCTACACACCAAGGTAATGTTATTTCTTTTAATGTTACTATGCTTTGTATGGATGTTATCAATCAAAAAGAAAAAGATAATAAAGTAGATATTTGGAACACACAACACTTATTAGCTACAAGGGTTTTAGATTTACTTAATAGGGGAGATTTAAGAGATGGCAACTATGAGTTATCAGGCAATCCAAGTTACGAACCATTTACTGAAAGATTTGAAAACGATTTAGCAGGATGGGCTGTTACATTTGATATAGTACTTGCAAACGATATGACTATATGTGGTAATACAATTCCTGTTTATAGCCAAGTAGTTAGTTTTGCAACTCCAATGAATTCTATAGTTTATAGATGTGATGGTGATTTTTTAGCTGCATCTTATGGTAACAACGAAAACAATCTAACAGATTTAATAGATATGTTTAATTCAAATCCACCTGTAGCAAATAACGCAACATTCTTAGAATATGGTGTTTGTTATGATAATGGTGATGGTAGGGTAAGAATGGAGATGACACAGGAAGCTTATAATGCACTTTCTTGTAATGGAAGTTTAACACTTGATGTTATCTACGATTAATGAAAAACCAAAAAGAAACATACGATTATTTAAACAAGTTTGCCAAGTATGTAATACAACAAAGTAGAAGTAACTTAACTAGGCAAGGTAAAAGAAATCAAGGTGATTTATATAATAGCTTAGGAAGTCAAATTGAAGTAGGTAAAAATAGCTTTCGTTTAACCTTTTTAATGGAAGATTATGGTACATTTGTAGATAAAGGTGTTAAAGGCAAAACTAGTTCAACAAGAGCGCCTAAAAGCCCTTATAAATTTGGAAGTGGTACAGGTGGTACAGGTGGTTTAACAAAGGGAATAGATAAATGGGTTAAACAAAAAAGAATACAATTTAAACAAAAAGAGGGCAAGGGTGTTAAAGGGCAGTTTTTATCTTATAACCAAACTTCTTTTTTAATTAGAAGAGCAATTTGGAATAAAGGTATTAAATCAAGTTTGTTTTTTACTAAACCATTTGAAGCAGCATTTAAAAACCTACCAGATGAAATAGTAGAAGCGTTTGCTTTAGATATAGAAAACTTAATGAAACATAGTTTAAAAAAATAAAATAAAATGAAAGTATTTAATTGTAGAAGTCCGTATATTATTAGCATAGATAATGGTAATACACAAATAGCAACTAAATTAGAAATTAAAATTTGGAGAATAGGTAATGCAGAAAACACTGCTATAACTAAATCTATACAAAAAACTAAATTTGGACCAGATCAATATATAAATCATTATAATATAAGTCCTTTTGTTTATGACTTAATAGATACATTTAAAAATAATGTTTTATCATTTGCATATAATGTTAAAGTAACTAAATATTCTGATACTGGAGAAGGTTTTGAAGATATAGGAAACGAATCTTTAGTATCTGTTAATGGTTATAATGATTACGAAAACCCTAATTATAATTATACTGATTCTATAGCTATTTTAAATACAAATGGTACAATCTATAACGCTACAGGTTATGATGTTAATTATTACTATGATACAAACACAATACCTGAAATAGATTTAATTATTGACTTTACAACTACAACAAGTGATTATAGAATTAAATATAGTACCACTGCTTTTGTAGACGATCATTACGAAACTTATAATAGTTTTGTTAATTATGATAATGATGATTCTATTTTCCAAGATAGACAACCAATGGTAGTAGCTCCTAATGATGGTGTAATAGTTAGTACAGTTTTTTCAATAGAAGAAATTATACCAGAATTTCCAAGAACTACAATTTATAGTTGTAAATTAATTGCAAACTGCGAACAAAAATATAATCCATTTGCTTTAGAATATGTAAATAGATTAGGTGGTAAACAAACAATGACTTTATTTAAAAATAGTACACAAACTATTAATACAAAAGCTACTGATTATAATACAAATAATTTCACAAATAATTATCCTACATATAATAGATATCTAGGTCAAAAAAGAATATTTAATAAAAACGGAAATAAAACTATTAAATGTAATACTGGTTGGCTAAATGAAAATGATAATATAAATATACAAGATATATATTTAAGTGAAATGCTTTATTTAACTTCTGCTGATGGTACTATTGATGCAGCAGTTATTTTAAAAAATAGTTCACAACAAATTAAAACGCATTTAAACGAAAAAGTAATTAACTACGAATTAGAGTTTGAAGTTGCAAGTTCATTAATAAATAATGTAGTATAATGGTAAGTGTAGAAATATATGTTAAAACCCCAGTTAATATTGTTAATACTGTTGCTTTTACTGCAGATACAACTATTTACACAGCAGATAGTGGTATTATTACAGCAGATAAAACTATAGAGGTTACAAATATTAATGGTGATTATTATACTAGATTAGATTTATTTAAAGATGAAAAGATTAGTTTAAATTCATCTATACAAAATGTAAATGATTTGAGTAAAGTATTTACTGATTACACTCAAAGTTTTACTGTACCTGCTTCTAAAAATAATAATCAAATATTTAACTATTGGAATGAAAGCGGAGTTAACGATGGTTTCGATCAACGTATTAGATATGATGCTATTATAGAAATAAATTCAATACCATTTAAAAAAGGACAGGTACAAATAGAAAAAGCAAATGAGAAAGATAATAGAGTTGAAAGTTTTTCAATTACTTTTTATGGTAAAGTAAAACAAATTAAGGATTTATTTAAAGAAGATAAATTAGATATTTTTAATTATAATAGTTTAAATCATCCTTATACTTTTGATGAAATTAGAAAAAGAATTGATGGTACTATAGTAGACAATGTTAGTTATCCTTTAGTAGGAAATAAAAATAAATACGAATATTTAACAGGTGGGACAAACGATGTTTCTGTAGGTGGTAGTATAGCTAAGTCAATAGTTTATACTGATTTATTCCCTGCAATTCCTGTAAGTAAAATATTTGATTTTATGCAATCTCATTATGATATAACTTTTACAAGTACATTATTTGACACTTCTTATTGGAAAGATTTATATTTATATGGTAAAAGAAAAGAGCAACAATCTGTTTATACCGCACCTGTTAAAATAAATTATAATACAAAAACATTTGATACTTTTCCATTAACTGCTTTCGATGGTTTTAATTTGTCAACTGATAATGTTACTATAAAAAAGTTATTATTAAACCCTTATTTTCCTACATATACAAATCAACAATATGTACCAAAATCACTTGAATCATATCAAATATTAATAAATGTTAGTAATAACACTATCCCATATAGATTAAAAGTTAAAAATACAAATGGAACTTTAATACAGGTTTTTAATAACTTATTAGGTAACACAACCAATAATATTTCTGCAGATTTCAATTTAAATAATAATCAAAGTTTTTATTTTGAAATAGAAAGTGAATCACCTTTAACATTTTCGTCTGAACTTCGTATTTTTACTACAATGTATGGACCACATTTAAATGCTTTTGGAATGTGGGTTAATACTGGTTATTGGAGCGCAAATCATTTTTATACTTCTCCTAATCAATCTACTACAGAAACAATAAATATAGGTGATTATATCCCTGATATGAAAATAGTAGATTTCTTTAATGGAATTATAAAGTTATTTAATTTAACTATAACTGCTACAAGTGAAACTGAATTTAATTTAGAGCCATTAGAATTTTATTATGCTTATGGAAACTATATTGATATTAATGATTATGTAATTAATGATAGTGTAGATTTAGAAAGAACTAAACTATTTAAAAAATTATCTTTTAGCCACGAAAAATCAGATAACATATTAAACAACTTTTTTAGAAATACCTTTCTAAGAAAATACGACTATGGTGATTTAATTTATGAAGATGATTTAAGTAATGAAAGTACAACTTATGAAATAAAATCTCCTTTTGAAAATGTTATGTGGGAAAGATCTACAGCAGGTAATTTTCAAACTACTTCTATAATTGATAAAGATTTAAACCCTTATAAGCCAAAACCTATATTAATGTATAAAAATAATTTACAAAGTTTAAGCACTAGCATTAAATTATATACAGGTTCATCTTATTATAATTTAAGTACATATCAAAGATTTTCAAATGAACTATTTATAAATAATGATATAGCTAGTTTAAATTTTGGAGAAGAAATATCTACTTGGCAAACATCATTACCAGCTTCAAATTCTTTATTTGAATTATGGTATAAAAACTATATTAGTGGTTTGTATGATATTCGCTGTAGGTTAGTTAAATTAAAAGCTATTATACCTATAACTAAATTAGTTGATATTAAATTAAACGATAAAATAATATATAAAGACAAAAAATATATTATAAATCAATTTACAACTGATTTAACTACAGGTGAAGCTGACTTAGAATTAATATCTGATTTTAGAACTGTAATTAATTCTGCAGTTGGTGCTGGTAAATTTGCTTTAAAACAACTATTTACAATAAATAACACAGCACAAGATTTAGAAGTTACTATTTTAAAATTAAATAGTGAGGAATACGATATAGAATACAATCCTACAGCGTTTGCTGATAGAGGTAATACCGCAGATGGTACTTTTATAGTACCTATTGATGCTAATACTACAGGTGATGTAGCTTATAAACAAATAGAAATTACATATCATAACCCTGATTCAAAACAATATATAGATATTATACAATATGCTTAAAAATATTTTAGATTTATTAAAACTGCAAAAAGGTTATGGTTCTACTGAATCAATAGCAATAGCAAAAGGTATAAATAAAATACCAGAAACAACAAAAGAACTAAAACAATACTTTAAAAGATTAGCAAATGGCAATAACTAAGACAATAGAAATTGATGTAAATTCTAATAAAGCCGAAAGCGAAGTAAAAGACCTTATAAAAGGTTTTGAAAACCTAAACGACAGCGTAAAAGATTTAGGTAAAACTGGTGCTAAAGCTTTAGACAACATAGAAAAGAACACTAAAGAAGCAGAGAAATCTACAAAATCTTTATCTGAGGGTTTTAAAGCTACTGGTGTAGCTATGAAAGCTATGGGTGTTGGACTTATAATTTCAGCGTTTTCTACTTTGAAAGATGTATTTATGTCTAATCAAAAAGTAGCTGATACTTTTAGTGCTGTAATGGGTACTGTTACAAATATATTTAGTCAAGTTACAAACGTAATAGTTTCTGTAATTGAAAAAGTAAACAGTGCTAGTGGCGGTTTTAAGGGTTTATCTGCTGTTATTAGTGGTTTGTTAACATTATCATTAACTCCATTAAAAGTAGCTTTCTACGGAATTAAATTAACTATTGATGAAGTTAGATTAGCTTGGGAAGAAAGTTTATTTGGTGATGGTGATCCTAAAACTATTAAAGATTTAACTAAACGAATTGAAGAAACTAAAGGAAGTTTAAAAAAGGTAGGTACTGACGCTGTAGAAGCTGGAAAAAAAGTAGCTAGTAATATTGGAACTGCAATAGGTGAAGTAGGTGCTGTAGTTTCAGGTACTATTGAAGGTGTGAGTAAAATATCTATTGCTGGTGCTTATGAACAAGCTAAAGCAAATGTACAATTACAAAATACTGCAAAATTAGCAGAAGCAGAACAAGCTAGGTTAGTTGAACAATATGATAGACAAGCCGAAAAATTAAGACAAGTAAGAGATGATGATAGAAATAGTATTGCTGATAGAATTGCTGCTAATGAAAAGTTAAAAAATGTTTTAAATAATCAACAAGCTGCGATGCTAGGACAAGCTAATGCACAAATAGCAGCAGCACAATCTACATTAGCACAAAACAAAAGTATAGAAAATCAAGTAGCACTTACAAACGCTTTAGCAAATAGAGAGGGTGTACTTGCACAGGTAGAGGGTTTAAGATCAGAACAACAAGCAAACAATTTAGCGTTAAGTAAAGAAGCTTTAGATTTAACTAAAAGTAAAAACGAAGCAGAAACACAATTAGCTATTACGCAAAAACAATTTGATGCTGAAAGGTTAAAAGATGAAGAAGCTATATTATTAGCTCAAAAAGAGGCTTTAGAATATACTAAACAAGCTGAATTAGAAAGATTACAAAATGTAATTGATACAACTAAAGCAGGTACACAAGCTAGAGTAGATGCAGAAAACGAATACGCTGCTAAAAAGCAAGAAGTTGAAAATGCTATATTATTAAAAGAAGATGAAATAGCTGCATATAAATTAAACAAAAAAATAGAAGATCAACAATTAGTAGCAAATAACGATGCTTTAAATTTTCAAACTAGATTAGATGCTTTAACTGAGCAAGAAAGATTAATTACTGAAGCTACTAATATTTCTGAAGCTGAAAGAACTGCTTTATTAAAAGCTAATGCCGAAGCAAGAACTGAAATAGCTACAAAAGAAAAAGAAGCAAGATTAAAATTAATGGATGCAGTTTCTAGTGGTTTATCTATGGCTGCTGGTGAGTTAGGTGAAGCTACTGCTGCTGGTAAAGCTGCCGCCGTTGCTGCTGCTACAATATCTACTTATACTGCTATTGCAGGTCAGTTACAAGCGTTTTCTAAAGTACCTGTCCCAGGATATGCTATTGCACAAGCTATAGTTACTGGTGCTATGGGTTTACTACAAGTTAAAAAAATATTAGAAGTAAAAACACCTGAGGGAGGAGGTGGTGGTTCTGCACCTAGTATGGCAGGTGGTGGTGGTGCTGCAGCTATGCCATCTTTTAATGTAGTTGGTGCTGGTGGTACAAATCAAATAGCACAAGTAATGAGTGATCAAGGTGCTGCACCTGTCCAAGCTTATGTAGTTGCTAGTAATGTAACATCTGCACAAAGTTTAAATAGAAACATAGTAAACAACGCTACATTAGGATAAATAACAATTTAATATAATATTAATTTTTAAATAAAAAGTAAATGAACTTAATAGAATTAATTATAGACGATAACGAAGAATTGCAAGGTGTAGAAGCTATCAGTGTAGTAGAATCACCTGCAATAGAATCGGACTTTGTAGCTTTAAAAGCAGAAGAAGTTAAACTTGCTGAGGTATCTAAAGAAAAGCGGATCTTAATGGGTGCTGTATTAATACCAGAAAAACCTATTTATAGAAAAAGTGGAGATACTGAATATTACATTTACTTTTCAAAAGACACAGTAGTAAAAGCTTCACAATTATTTTTAAAGAAAGGTAACCAATCTAATAGTACTTTAGAACACCAAAAAGCTATTGAAGGATTAACTGTAGTTGAATCTTGGATTGTAGAAGATTTAACTAAAGACAAATCTGCTTTATATAATTTAAGTGTGCCAGTAGGTACTTGGATGGCTTCTATAAAAGTTGATAATGATGAAATTTGGAATGACTTTGTAAAAACAGGTAAAGTTAAAGGGTTTTCACTTGAGGGTTACTTTGCCGACAAATTAGAATCAAAAAAAGAACTAAGCAAAGAACTAACAGAAGAAGAAACTTTAATAGAACAAATTAAACAAGTTTTAAGAAACATATAATGGCTACAACTACTAATACAGCATACAAAGTACATATACAAGAGGCAACTCAAAACGAAGTAGATAGTGTAAACATCGAACAAGGTGCTATGTTAGTTACTGATGAAGCTTTATTTATGGGTTTCAATAATGAGCAAGTAATAGTATATCCACCACAATCTGACAAAATGGGATTAGGTTGGGCAAGATATGATGACACACAATATACTTCTGCTTCACCTTATTCGTTTAATACAACTGCTTTTACTGTGCCTAATAATTCAGGTAATGTAATTAATTCACATATTCACTCTGATGCTGCATTTTATTCTAATAATAAATTAAGAGCTGAGTTTGAAAACGATGTATATATTATTACAATAGCTTTTAAAGCTAAAATAAGTAATTCAAATGGATACGTAGAACTATATTTAGAAGGTGGTAATGGCACTCCTTACGATAGGCTTAGAGATATTATTACTTTTCCTAAAGGTAATAACGTAGAGCATACTTATTGTAAAACTTTTCAATACTATTCCGATGAAGATGTAATAACAAATGGATTAAGCGTTAAAATGTTAGCTAACCACTCAGGTAGTATAAACGATGTAATTTATTTTATACAAAGAACTCAAAACCATAAATATCAATAAAAATGAAAAAAACAAAAAGTAAAACAAGCCCAGAGGGTGGAAGAAAAGGTTGTCTATGTGATGACGGAACTTATAAATCAGAATGCTGTAATGGTGATCTACAAAATCAAGGTGTAGGTACATTAGTAAGTCAAGGTGTTAGTCAGGTAACTAATGCTAACCAAGCTAGAGTAATTGTAAACACTAGAGGATAATTAACAAATAAAAATTAATATAAAATGAACGAATTAAAAAATGTAACTAATAAGTTATTTAAAACAGAATTAGAATCTCAAAAGGTAGATTTAAGCAGTATAGATTATTTAAATAAAATTATTTCAAGAGGTAAATCCATTTATGATAGAGGAGTTACTTTTATTAATAAAAAAACTGCATTACAAGAAGAAGCCAAAACTTTAAATGCTGATTCAAAAGCACTTTTAGATGGTGGTGAAAAAATAATAAATGACTTTATAAAAACTGCTAAAGATTTAGGTATTGATGTAAATACTATTAAAGAAGTAGAACAAGCTACAAATACACTAGGAGTACTTAATACTGTATTTAAACAAAGTCAAAAATTTTAATAAATTAGGGAGTTTTTACACTCCCTTTTTTATTTTTTTTATTTTAAAATTACTATATAAGATATTCCAACTCCTGCGTGTACATCAATCATTGATTTTTTATTTTTAAGTAAATCAATTCTTAATTCTTTTTCATAATAAATTTTGCTTTGATTTCTTATTCTTTTAATACAATCATTTATTAATTCTTCTAAATTATCACCAACTATAGTATATCTATTATACGATAGTTCTTTTGGAGTATGTGTTATAGTTATCATTAAATAGCTACTTTATAAAATTTAGCCTCACTTTCAAAATGCACTCTTTTTTTACATTCCCAAATACCATTATCATATTTATTTGTTAATTTAAATTCAAATCCTTCTGAACTTATTAATGTAGTTCCTATTTTAAAATCATTTACTGTTGATATTCTTAAATTTTTCATAATTTTTTGTTTTTAGTTGTTGTTATATTTTGATAGAGCAAATATATAACTATAATTTAAACGTACAAAACTTTTTTAAATTTTAACAAAACATTAACATTTATAAAAATATAACAAACTATAATAACTTTTATTTTAAAATAAAGTATTTAACTAAATTAAATATAAATATGTCAAATGTAATTAATCAAATCAAAACCATTTTGGGAATGGAAGTAAAACTAGCCCAAATGAAGTTAGATAACGGAACAGTTTTAGAAGCTGAAGCTTTTGAAGCTGGTATGCCTGTTTTTATCGTTAACGAAGAAGATCGTATCGCTTTACCAGTTGGAGAGTACAAACTAGAAGATGGTATGATGCTAATCGTTGTTGAAGAAGGTATTATCGCTGAAGTTAAAGAAGCAGAAATGCCTGAAGCTGAAGTAGAGGTTGAAGAGCCTGAAGTAGAAGTAGAAGTTGAACAAGAAATGTCAGAAACTGCTACTCCTAAAAAAGTTATCGAATCTACAATTAGAGAATCACACTTTTCGAAAGAAGAAGTAGACGCTTTAAAAGCAGAAATTGAAGCTTTAAAAACTGAATTAGCTTCTTTAAAAGAAGTAAAAGAAGAAGAAGGTGTAGAATTATCTGCACAACCTTTAACCCACAACCCAGAAGCAAAATCTGAGGTTAAATTAAACTTATACTCACAATCAAGAACTAAAAATACTTTTGATACTGTGTTAAGTAAAATTTCAAAAATTAAATAATAATTAAAATTAAACACTAAAAAAGATGGCGACTACAACATCAATTACAACTACTTATGCTGGTGAATTTGCAGGGAAATATATTTCTGCTGCTTTATTATCAGCTTCTACTATCGAAAACGGTGGTATTGAAGTAAAACCAAATGTAAAATACAAAGAAGTAATTAAAAAACTTGCTACTGATGCAATCGTTAAAAACGCAACTTGTGATTTTGATGCTACTTCTACTGTAACTTTAACTGAAAGAATTCTTCAACCAGAGGAATTTCAAGTAAATCTACAACTTTGCAAGAAGGACTTCCACTCGGATTGGGAAGCAGTACAAATGGGATACTCTGCATTTGACTCTTTACCTCCATCATTTGCTGATTATATTTTATCACACGTCGCAGCTAAAGTTGCTGAAAAAACAGAACAAAACATCTGGAGAGGTGTTACTGCTAATGCAGGTGAATTCAACGGATTTGCTACTTTGTTAGCTGCTGATGCTGCTTTACCTACTGCACAAGAAGTTGCTGGAACTACAGTTACTGCTGCAAATGTTATCGCTGAATTAGGAAAAATCGTTGATGCTTTACCAGCTGCACTTTACGGAAAAGAAGATTTACATATCTATGTATCTCAAAATATTGCTAAAGCTTATGTAAGAGCATTAGGTGGTTTTGCTGCTTCTGGTTTAGGTGCTAATGGTACTAACTCTATGGGTACACAATGGTGGAATAATGGATCACTTTCTTTTGATGGTGTAAAAATATTCGTTTGTAATGGTATGGCTGCTAACACTGCAATCGCTACTTTAAAATCTAACTTATATTTCGGTACAGGTTTATTAAACGACCTTAACACTGTTAAATTAATTGATATGGCAGATTTGGACGGATCTGAGAATGTTAGAGTGGTTGCCAGATTTACTGCTGGTGTACAATACGGAAACGTACAAGATATCGTAACTTACGGAATCACTAACTCTGCTAACTAATAATTAGCAAAACTAAACTTAAAAGGGTGGTGGAAAAAACACCATCCTTTTTTTTTATTAATAACTCAAAATAAATATATAAATTATGGCTTGTGATATTTCATTAGGTAGAATCGAACCTTGTAAGGATTCAGTAGGTGGATTGAAAGCTGTTTATTTCGTAAATTATGGTGATGCTACAGGTTACACTTACAATGGCACTAATACAGATGTTATTGATGATGTAGCAGGTACGCCTACAGCTTATAAATACGATTTAAAAGGTGCTTCTACATTTACACAAAATGTAAACAGCTCAAGAGAAAATGGAACTACATTTTTCGAGCAAGTATTAGAATTAACTTTCAAAAAATTATCTATTGTAGATAACAAACAACTTAAATTAATGGCTTATGGTCGTCCACAAGTTATTGTTGAAGATAACAATGGTAATTTCTTTTATGCAGGATTAAAACACGGAATGGATGTAACAGGTGGAACTATCGTAACAGGTGGTGCTATGGGAGATCTTTCTGGGTATACTTTAACTTTAACAGGTATGGAACCAGTACCAGCTAACTTTATCGGAGATACTTTAGCAGGGGCAGGGTTTACTGTTGTTGTTGGATCTTAATATTTAATTATATTACTTTTAAAGGGTGGCTTTTTGCTACCCTTTTTTTGTTATAACAAATTTGTAGTTTTTTAATTTTTAAAATAAAACAATGATAATACTAAAAGAACAAGTAGGTGTACAAACATTACAATTTGCTGTAAATGGTACTACTGCTACTTCTATAGTTTTGATTGATGAAGAAACAAATGTAGAGACAGAAGTTAATTGCACGTTTACTGCTTCTAAATACTATATTCAAACTAGCGTAGCTTTAGATGTTTTACAAAATAAATACTATACTATAAAAGTTAAAAATAATTCTAATGTAGTTTATACAGGTTTAGCTTTTTGTACTAACCAAACTATAGCAGATTACACTATAAACAAAGATGCTTATGTAGAGCATACTACAGATAACGAATTTATAATTTATGAATAACATACACATTTTAAATTTAAGTGCTTATACATCTCCTATAATAGAAGAAAGCAAAAATAAAGATTTTGTACAATATGGATCTGATAATAATTACTTTCAGTATTTAATTGATAGATATCTTTATTCTAATACTAACCACGCTATTATTACTGGTGTTACCAATATGATTTATGGTAAAGGTATTTCTGCAACTGATTCAAATAGAAAACCTGATCAGTATGCGCAAATGATGTCTATTATAAAAGGAGATTGCTTAAAGAAAGTAGCTTTAGAAAGAAAATTATTAGGAATGGCTGCTATGCAAGTTATTTACGGAAAAGGTAAAGTAACTAGAGTAGATCATTTTCCTATGCAAACTTTAAGAGCTGAAAAATGTAATGATAAAGGAGAAGTTGAAGCTTGGTACTATCACCACGATTGGACTAAATACAGAAATGGAGATGTTTTAAAACGTATTCCTGCTTTTGGTTTTGGTAATGGCAATGAAGTAGAAATTTATGTTATTAAACCTTATGTATCAGGTTATCATTATTACACTCCAATAGATTATTCAGGTGCTTTACCATACGCTAAATTAGAAGAAGAAATTGCAGATTATTTGATTAATGATGTAATGAATGGTTTTAGTGGTACTAAAGTAATTAATTTTAATAACAATATACCACCAGAAGAAAAAAGGCAAGAAATTGCAAATGATGTTAAGCGTAAATTAACAGGTGCTAAAGGAGATAAAGTGATTGTATCTTTTAATGCTTCACAAGAAAACAAAACTACTGTAGATGATATCCCTTTAAACGATGCACCTGCACACTACGAATATCTTTCTACTGAATGTTTTGAAAAGTTAATTGTAGGGCATAGGGTTACTTCACCTATGTTATTAGGAATTAGAGATACAGGCGGTGGTTTAAGTAATAATGCAGATGAAATTGAAACTGCAACTAGATTATTTGATAATATTGTTATCAGACCATACCAAATAGAAATAATAGATGCCTTAGATGTTATTTTAGCAGTTAATGGTATATCATTAAACTTATATTTTAAAACAATACAACCTTTAGATTTTATCGATGTTAATACTGCTAATGCTACAACTAACGAAGAAGAAACTGGTATCAAAATGTCTAAATTATGCTGTGCAAGTGATAAGGATACTTCTGTGGATATAGCAGATTTATTAATAAGCAAAGGCGAAGATTTAAGCGAAGAATGGTTTTTAATAGATGAAAACGAAGTAGATTATGATTTAGAAGATGAATTAGATGCTGAAATAGATTTTTTAAACCATAAAGACAAAAAAGAACAAAGTTTACTTTCTAAAGCTTGGAATTTTGTAAGAACAGGAACTGCTAAACCTTTAACTAAGTCAGAAGATGATAAAGTAATAGATGGAGTTACATTTATTACTAGATATGTTTATAGTGGAAATGAAACAGGAGAAAGAGATTTTTGTAGTAAAATGTTATCGGCTAATAAGGTTTATAGAAAAGAAGATATTATGGCTATGGAGAGAGAAGCAGTTAATGCTGGTTTCGGAAAAAATGGTTCTGATTTTTACTCAATCTGGTTTTATAAAGGCGGACCTAGATGCCGCCACGCTTGGTTGCGTAGAACTTATGCTAGTTTTGATACTAAAATAGATCCTACTAATCCAAACGCAAAGCCATTAAGTATTGCAAAAGCTGAAAGTTTTGGGTATAGAATTAGAAACGATAAAAAGGTTTCTATGAAGCCAAATGATATGCCTTATAAAGGATATACAGAAGAATATTGGAACGAAAAAGGTTTTAAAAATTAAGATATGGCTTACGCACTATTAATAAGTACAGAGGATGTAAAAAAGTTTACTATACTAAATGGCAATTTAGATGTAGACGATTTTATTCAATATATAAAAATAGCACAGGATATTACTATTCAAAATTATTTAGGAACTGATTTATACAATAAGTTTCAAACTTTAATTATTGATGGTGATATTAACGATGCAGAATTTTTAAAGTATAAAACGCTTTTAACTACCTATATTAAACCAATGTTAATTCATTGGAGTATGGTTCACTATTTACCTTTTGCAGCTTATACAATAGCTAATAAAGGTGTTTACAAACATAACTCAGAAAACTCTACTAATGTAGAAAAAAACGAAATAGATTATTTAGTAGAAAAAGAAAGAGATATAGCAGAACACTATACACAACGCTTTATTGATTATATGTGTTTTCAGCAATCAGAGTTCCCAGAATATAATTCTAATTCAAATGATGATATGAACCCTGATACTAATAATTTTTATGGATCTTGGGTTTTGTAAATGGAGAAAAAAAGAAAAAAAGTAGGTAACTATAAACCTAAAGAAGAAAACAAGCAAAAGCTAGAATTATTTTTAAAAAAAATACAAAATAACAAATAATGGCAACAATATTACCAATAGGAATAGGGTTTATACCAAATGATGGAGCTGGAGATACAATAAGAGATGCGTTTGATAAATGTAATCAAAATTTCAATGCGTTAAATGTAAATTCGGAAAATATAATGACACAAGAAGTAAAAGCAGCTGTTGCTTTAACTAAAGGTCAAGCTGTTTATATAAGTGGTGCTTCTAGTGGAACTGCTTTAGTGAATAAAGCTTCAAATGTATCTGATGCACTTTCGAATAAAACATTAGGTCTTATTACTACAAATTTATCAATAAATGATGTTGGAACAGTAATTACAGAGGGTATTCTTTCTGGTTTAAATACTTCTAGTGCAACTGCTGGAGATCCTGTATGGTTAGGTGTCAATGGTGCTTTGCTTTATGGTATTGCAAATAAACCATTATCACCAAATAATTTAGTTCTTATTGGTTATGTATTAAGAGTAAATGCAAGTACTGGTAGTATTTATGTAAAAGTTAAAGTTGGTTTTGAATTAGAAGAACTTGATAATGTATTAATAACAAGTCCTATATCGGATCAATCTATTTTTTATAATTATGGTACTGGATTATGGACAAATAAAGATTTAGCAACTATAAATGGAAATTCAATAGTTGGTGGTGGAGAGATTGCTACTGGTACTGTTACTAGTGGTGGAAGTGGTAGTTATATAGCTAAATTTGATACTTCTGATAATATTGTTGATAGTCCTTTGTATGTAGATACTCCAAATGTTGGGTTAGGAACTAGTTCTGTGACTGCTAAATTTGATATTTTAGGTGATGGTAGTTCTGGAGATAGTTTAATGGCATTAAGAAATAACGATAGCTTTGATTTATTTAGAGTTACAACAGATTTTGATTCACAAAATTTTGAAGTTAAATTTGGCGAAGTTGGTCAACAATTTAATTTGCCATATTTTAAAATGGATCAAACTACAAGTTATTTTGATAAAACTTGGTTAGGTATTGGTCAAACTAATCCTAGTTGTGCGCTTGATGTAGCTGGAGATATAAAATCTAATTCAGTAATTTATGATGGATATGGTGGAAATTCTAATATTTGGAATGCAAAACAAGACGCTTTAGTTAGTGGTACTAATATAAAAACTATAAACTCTGTTTCTGTTTTAGGTAGTGGAAACTTATTTGTAAGTAGTGGTGTTCATAGTCAAGTGGGTTTACCAAGTGGTCAAACTATAATACCAAGTACAAATGGAACAGCAACTACTGGTGTAACTGCTGTAGCAAATAGAATACATTTATTACCTTTTATACCTTCAAAAACTTTTACAAGTACTTCTCTTACTATAGCTTGCAATGGACCAGTAGCTTCTGCTTTAGGTAGAATTTTAATTTATACTGATTCAAATGGTAGACCCGGTGGTAAACTTTATGAAAGCGCAAATATAGATTTTTCATCAAGTGGTTTAAAAACTGTAACTACTACAATTACTTGGGCATCTGGAGTAACCTATTGGATTGGAACTTATTTTAATAATGCTCCGTTATTACAAGGTTTAACTATTGCAAATTTAACTCCTATAGCTGTTGCTGGTTTTGTAAATATTAATACTTCAATTTATAATACTGTTACTTTTGGATCAGCACCAACTACATTTGGATCAACATTTACATTAGCAAATATAACAACACCTTATGTTGGTATAGTAGCATAAAATATATATAATTATGGCACAATTAAGAAACGAAATTTATGACGATAATGGACTTGTTGAAGTTCAATATATAGAAGTAGAAGATACTCCTGTAGA